AGTAAAAGTAGCACCTAAATTATTAGTTTGATTTGGGTCGTCATCTCTTCCAGGAGCAGTTGCATCAATACTTGGTAAAGTAAAGGCACCATCTGCATCATTACAAGTTAAAACTTTACCTGAATGTGCTGCTACTGTAAGTGTTGTGTCTGCAGTTAAACTAACTACGTTAGCATTACCTGCTGAAATAAATCCTGCTAATGATTTTACAGGACCTGAAAATGTACTCTTTGCCATATTAAGTCTCCTTAATAAATCTATCGTCTTGGCGTGTCTGCTAGGGCAGTCGATAGATAGTTAATATATATCCCTAGTTCTGTCTACATTTTATATTATTAAATACAAAAAAGAAAGGGGACCGAAGTCCCCTTAAACAAATAAGCTTGTTTACGCTCCAGGAGAGCCAAAAATACCTCTCCAATCACTGAAACCAAAACTATATCTTTCTCTGGCTTTATATCTAACATTACCTGTTTCGAAATCACCTTCCATACTTGTACTTACGGGTGTTCTAACAAAATGTTTTAAACCATTAGGGACATCTGTTTTGATAAAGAATGCGTCTGTATCAGTCAGATAGTTGTTAACAACGTAACCTTGTGGGACCATACCCATATTTCTGATTGCGTTGATATCGTTATCTGAAGTTGACACACGACCAGGAGACTCCATAAGTCTATCAGCAACAAATTGTAATGCTGGTGGAATTATGAGCTTAGTAGCTTGTGCATTGATTTTTAAACCTCTTTCATCTTTAAAGTCAGCAATATCAATTAATGCTTGTTCTAAAGAAGTTTCGTTTAAATCCGCAGCTGTTGATAACTCGTTTCTTAAATCGATGTTACCTACAGTTGGGTGGTCAGTTGCACATAGTTCCTTACCGTCGCCTCCAACAAAGGATGAATTAAAAGCGTTGTTTAAAACATTAGCTGCTTTAACTTGCTTTGTAGTATTCATTGACCTTGCTAGTGCTCTTGTGTATCTTGAAGAAAGAGTATCATAAAGATTATCCTCTATTGCTTCTTCAGTCAACGCGAAAGCTAATGCTACGGTTTCGTGTGTGTATCTTGATGTAAACGATTCCTGTGCAGTATCATAAACAACAGCGGCTCCCTCACCTTTAGTAGGTGCTTCGCCAAAACCTGAAAGCATAACTTCTTCTTCAAAAGCTCTTTCTGAACTTTCTGTGTCGAAGATTTCTTCATGTTGGTTTTCATAACTGTCGTATTCTAATCCAAAGAGTGCGTGCAAGCCAGGAACTAGCTCTTTGACTAGTTGTGCTCTGTTAATTGCCATTATATACTCCTATATTAGACTGCAAAAGTGTTAGTTGGGAACGAGAATAAAGCTCTAGCGTTAGCACCAATCGAATTGCTTGGATTTGACGCAAAGCCTACACATAATGCCACACCACTTGATGTAGTTGCTGTAACACCCTCTTTAGACCTACCAGTAACTGTGCTACCAGCAGTTGTAGAAAGAGTGTATTTGTTGCCGATAAAACTTACAGCAGGTGTTCCTGCAGTAAATTGAGCTTCGTATACAATTCCAGGGTCATTGTAAACTAAAGCTTCGGCGTCAGCACTACCTTGTGTTGCGGTACTCGCTGTCCACACTTTAGAAAACGTAGGTGTACCATCAGACGCTGTATAAAATACCCCGTAAAACACACCTATAGGTGTACTAGTCGCTCCTGCTTGTTCAACGTAACCGCTAGAAAGAGTAACAACATCTCCACTAAATATTGAAGTGCCGTAACCACTTGCGATTCTCATTTTTGCAGGACGAATAACACCACCATAGATATGGTACGCAGGGGTAAAACCATCAGGGGCGTTTGTATTTGCCATGATTTTCTCCTAAGTTTTTATAGTTAATATTAATCGTCGGAACATTCTAACTATCGTTTGAATTATTCCTACTACCAAATTCGACCTTAGAAGACCTTTTTATATCACTTTGTTTCAAAGGCATTCTTGGGTCACTTTCTCGCATAAGATTCTGGTCAACACCGTCGATAGCAGACTTTGCCTGCTGTGCAAAATAATCATTTCTTGATTGTGCGGTTTCTTCAGGAACTTTAGCGAGTATTAGTCCTCCAACACCAATAACCCCTTTATTTCTTCCGTGGTCAATACTAGGTGCTTCAAAATCAGGATAATCTTCTGCTCTCACAGGTTCATAGCCTTCTCTAATACGTTTAGACATATTAGATTTATCATCGTTACCTCTAGTAGCTTCACGAATCCATCTGAATTTATATCCAGGAGGAGGTGTGGGTGCATCTAACATAGATGGGGGTGTCCAAGGTTTTCTGCGAGTTTGAGAGTCTCGTGTCTCTGCAGACCTAGAGTTTCTGTCTGTGGCGACTTCAGTTTTATTAATTTCTTCTGTCATTTTATACTCCTTCGATATGCTTAGCATATTCGGTTAATGGAACGCCTAGTCTTTTAGCTATTGCTACTTGACTTGGTGTTAATTTTACTTTGCGTGCACCTTTCTTACCTGCAACTCCAGGAGTTGAGGCAGCAACCTGTTGCACGGGGGCTTGTTGCTCTTGCGAAAACTTTGTAGGAAAATTTTGTTTCATCCTTTTATTTACTTCTTCATAGTATTCGTCGGAGGTCGGGTCATATCCCTGTTCTTCGACTAATTCTCTATGTATGCCAAAAGCTGCAAAAGTCATAACGGTATCTTGACCGAACCAACTATTTTCTTTTGCCCATGCCTCTGCCTTTGGGTCAGGGGCGGGTGGTGCATTAGTCTGTAGCTGGACTGGTTCTTGCGTTTGCACAGATTGCTCTGCTTTTTTATCTCTAATTGCTTGTTGTGCTTGTAGCCTTTTTAAATTTTCAGCTTCAGCACTAGCACGGGATAATTTTTCAGTTGCATTCGCAATACCTTCTGCATCTCCTGCATCTTGAGCTTCTTTCAAATGAATTTTAGCTCTTTCAATATCCGATTGTACCCTACTATCGTACTCTTTGAAAAGAGAAGAGTCAGAATTTTTTAATTTTTCTTGTAACTCACCGTTAGTAGATGATACTGATTTTGCGTAATTTAACGCCTCATCTCTTTGACGTTCTGCTTCACGCATTTTATAAGTAAGTTTATCAATACGTTTTTTAACATTATCACTTACTTCATCAAGTTCGCTTTTTTGCTCACTTTGTTCTGCAACTGCTTCAACAGGCTGTCCTGTTTCTTCTTGTTGCGATTCTTCTTCGTCTGGTAAAACCAGTTCTATATCTTCAGCTGTGTTTGTATTATCTTGCATAATTTCTCCTGTTAATTATGATATGATTGCTTCAGGGTCATCTACGACTGCTAAAATTTCGTCATCGTTTAAAAGTCGCATATCGCCACCTTCTATTTGAAAACGAGCACCAGCATATCTGCCGAATATAACCCAATCACCTTTTTTACACCAAGGACCTTCTGGAAATTTGATAGTATCTCCATAAGCGTCGGGACCTAAAGCAACTACGTGTCCTACAACAGTAGCCAATCTTTCTTTATCGATAGTTTGCCTAGCAAGTTGTATACCACCTTTAGTTGTAGTAGGTAATGTAAAAGGTAAAATTAAGATACGATACCCCGTTGGACGTGGTAACTTATCTGCATGAGATTCGTAGTTCTCTGGAGTAATTAGGTTTTCTTGAGGTTCTAAATCCGCAACTTTACCTTTACTACCAAAGTTATCTACTGTTTTTGGAATAACTGTGTTATTCATTTGCATCCTCCATATTAGAATGAATTGTTTGAATTTCTGCTATTGCAAAACTCAAACCGTTAATTTCACCTACAATCCTTTGGTATTGTTCAAAATTTTCAATACTTCCAGATGCAAGTGTCTGCGTGAGAGAATCAATTCTTTCACGATATTTTTGGAGCAAATGCTCCATAAGTCTTATATGGTCCACTATTTAATATAGTTATACCAGAGTAAGCCTTTAGTCTGTCCATAAGCAGCTTTTACTTTTGACTCTTGACCGACAACTTTGCCGTCAGAATCCATATTAAGTTTTCCTGCTTCCACAACTTTTGAATTAGTTGTGTCCTCAACTGAAGGAACTGACATTTTTTGTTTAGCTCCTTGAGATTTAGGTGATGGATATTCTTTATTTCTATGCATAATTATTCTCCATTATTATTACTACTATCTCGAACAGTTTTTACTAGTTCGGTAAAGTTCTTTTCGGCATCAGCTTTAGTCTTTGCCTCTAATTCTTGTAAATCGATAGCCGCTTTTATTTGTGCTGCTTCTCTTTGTGCATTTATACGTTGCATATCTATTTCTTTATCACGTAAATCTTCTTGTTCTTTTTGCATTAATTGTTCTTTTTCAAGTTGTAATTGTTGCTGGAACATTTCCATTTGTGGGTTTTGTTGTGCCATTGCTTGTGCTTGTGCCATTGCTTGTGCTTGACCTGTAACTTGTTGCGTTGCTTGTGCTGCCATCATAGCTATTTGGTTCATAACTTCTGGTGGCATTTGTCCGTCTTCCATAGGTGGTAACGGTTGACCCATAGCTTGTTCTATTTGTTGTTTATATAAAATAGCTTGACGTTCTTGAATATTAGCACCTATTGTTTGGGTAGCTACAGGGTTTTGCTGAATCATAGGGTTTTGTAAAAACGCACTATGGGCGGCAATATAAGCTTCTTGATTTTGGAAATCGTATGCTTTTATAGGTTCGCCTTTAATAGAAGCTTGTTGTTCTGATATAGGGTCGCGGGGCGGTATTTCCTCGTCGGGTGGTAATATTGCGTCTATATCTTTAACGTTTAAGGCTATATACATTTTACGATAGGCTTCTTTTAAATCATGTAAATCTGGAGCAGATTGTGCCATTTGTAATTGTGTTTGTGCTAATGTAATACGTTGTGTCATACTAAATATATTTGGGTCACTAACAGGTATCACATCTACGCTATTATCGAAATCTTCTCTAAATACGTTTTGGTTATTACCTTGTACTTGATAAGGATATTCTGGTGGTAAAAATTCACCGAATACTCTTTTTAGTATTTTAAATTCGTTACGTTGTGCATAATGTAAACGTTTATGTATTGCTGACATAATACGTTGACCTTTTTCTAATAACGCTACGGTTGTGCCTACAGGTGCTTCACTATTACCGTCGCCTGTTGGATTTTCTACTGTAGCCGCAAACCTTTTACCTGCATCAACTAAAGCACCTAATAAAGTACCCAATGTTCCGCTTGGTTCTTTATAAGGTAAAGGTAAAAATGCATCTTGTAATCTTCCACCAGGAGCATCAACATCTCTCCATTCTCCAGGTTGTAATGGGTCGTCGTGTCTTTGTATATTTAACCCTCTTGATTTAAAACCTGCTGGTAAATTACTTAACGTACCTGCATCAATTAATTGTCTTAATATTGCAGTTACAGATTTAGTTAGTCCGCCCATCATATGTATTAAACCAAAACCATAAAACCCTAATCCAGGAAGGAATTTATAATGCGTAAAATATTCTATCTTTTTACGCATTGGGTCAGTTTCGTTATAATTAGGTCTAATAGCTAAAATTTTATTATTATCTTTACAAATAGTTACGATATAAGGTAATGCTAATCCTGTTTCTTCACCGTTAGCGTCTCTATCTTCAAAACCTTCTAAATCTAAATTTACGTGCATTTCTAACAACGTATATTCTTCATCGTTAGCTGTTCTACTTAATCCCTGTAATTCATCCATTTTAGAATCAACATCGGTATTATCGTAACTGCTTTCAGGGTCCATCATCTCCATATCTTTATATAAACCTGATATTTGTAATTTTTTCAGGTCATTTGGCGACATATGAATCACATGGGTAATTCTAGGAGACGTTAATAAATCTACAGCGTAATACGGAACGACTAAATCTTCAGATTTTACAAATCTAGCAACAGCCCGTCCGATTGCTGGGTCGTAGTAAACTTTTTTAAATGCAGAACCTGCTAAAGGAAGATAAAATAATAATTGGTCCATTTCTGGGTCGTATTCTTCCATTTTGTAGGTAATTTGATAATTCATAAAGTTTTTAACTCTATTTGCTTTTTCTAATTTAGCATTATCAGTTACACCTAATACTTCAGTATCGACAGGTCCTCCTGCTGGTAACATTTCTTTATAAGCTTGTGCTTGGAACTGGGTTACCGCTTCTGCGAGTATTGGGTGGTGTACACCCGACGCACCAATAAACGGTTCTGTCCTATTATCG